GCTTGCTGCTGGCGAAGGGAGATCTGCTCAGAACTTAACCTCGCGTTCTCTGCAAGGCTTGCTCGTCGTTGTGCGATCTCCTGGGCATTGGCAGCATTGCGTGCTCCCATGAAACTGGATGCTCCTTGAGCGACCCCTATGATTGCGGCTGGATTACACATGATGACCTAGACTATAACAAACATTTCAAACTCCTCGTTGACGGGGAGAAAGACCGCACCACAGAACTCCAACCACCGTTTGCTGGATGTGTTCTTTCGGGCAATCAGATTCATGCAAGGTCCGTAGTGATCCACGAATCTCCTTACATACTCTTTGCTGGTCTTTATGAACTCCGCGCCACACTTCTTAACAAACCCCTTTACCGCAAGCATCCACAGGTAACACACCTCATGGGGAGCACACGATCCCACACCAAACATGGCAAGCGGAGTCTCGGTCTCCTTTTCCACTATCGCATACGTCTCCAGATCGTCCTTGAGACCCTTTTCCATGCACGCATCAGGAGGCAAAGACGCACACCGATCACATTCAAAAGCGTCAATATCCCGGATATTCTCAGCAATAGGCTTAATATCACCGGGATGTGCCTCTCGGATATAAACGAATTTATAGTCTGCTGTACCTTGTATGGACATTAGCTTCAAATTCGGCTGAGTTAAAATTACCTCCAAACACACTGTCGTTAACCAGTTCGATGACGGTATCCTCTGCTGATGTGAGCACTGATGCCCTGAACTTTCCAGAGTCGGAAGTGGTGGTGTCAGCGTCGTCAGCGTCGTAGGTGAACGTCTTTTCAGAGCGTCGGAACGGAGTGACCTTTACTTTGAAATTGTGAGCATCCGTAAAGAACAAGGTCAGGTGTCTCAGGATGTAGCGAGTGGACCCGTATTGGACGGGAGGATTCCCCTGCTTGAAAATAGGCTCAGAGAACTTGTAGGACATCTCGTAGGGGAACCCCGCAAGGAGATCTCCTTTGAAACGTGTGGTGATCTCAGGAGTCCCGGTAGCGTTGGAATATGCACTCCAGCTTGTGTAGGTCTTGGGGTCAGTTGCGTCCACTCCTGGAGTAGAGGACTTCCACACACTGTTGTCATTCCCGGTGTCATCTGGCATATACGTCAACTCTGCTGCGTTAGTTGCGCTTATGCTCAGTGTAGCACGGGGGTAAGATGAAGACCCTGTGTCATAATCGTCGTTTCCCTCCTTATCTGCTGCTTTGACGATGAACGCATCAAAAAGGGGCGAGATGGTCCCCGATACATAAACACCAGTGGTCATAAATGATCTGGTAGTCCCTGATACAGGTTGGGCTTGCATCGCAACAGATCGTCCAAGGGTATCGTAGAACGATAACGACGAAGTTCCTGATCCTTGGTGAAACGTCCCTTCGCGCACCAGGGCATCAAAGGAATCCGTAGATCCGTTGAACGTCCCGTGCTTCTTGCGTGCGTCCATGTGGACAATCAAGTCCCCGGTGGTGTCGTCATCAACAACCTCCTCCCTCATGTCGATCTTGCACACTATTAGCTTTTTGTTTCCGGGGTCCATTCCAACAATGAACAATTCGGAGTTAATGAACTCCATCGAAAAGATGTTAAAGGGAAACGTAATCTCAGACCACGCTGAGATGACCTTTTGCCGTTCTTGAAAGACAAACTTATACAGGAAAAACTTCTGAGTTGTAGGAGACGAAGTGCAATCCCCCGTGGTGACGGCAAGCATATTCTCCGTCGTAGATCCGGTCATCTTAAAGTAGCTACTTCTGGGGATATACGAAGGCACCTGTGCCGTGATGTCCGTAGACTCGTAGATGTCTGCTGCGTCCTGAAGCGCAAACTCGTTGATGCTGTGGAACCCTCCACGTTGAGACGGAAAGTAAATAAACGGTCCTATTGCCTCGGGGCGTGCAGAGGTGTCTGTGTTGTAGTTCGTGACCGCATTAACTGCGATTGTCGAAGGAGTCAGTGCGTCCCGTCCGTCGATGATGAACTGACCACGCTCAGAGAACAGAATCATGTTGTCCTGGAACGGGACCGCAGAGTGAAGGTTCTGCACCATGTTCGTCGCCACCGTTACATCAATGGGAGCAGTATCAAGAAGCGTGCGGACAGTTGTGCGAAACAGGTTTTGAGGACTGCTATCTTCCGAAAGAACAACCTTGTCCTCGGAAAGAAATCCAAGACGGTTCTTAAAGAAGAACAGGTCGCTTATCTTTTTACCCACAAACGAAGGAAACGGATTGGAAGATTCATCCCCAACTTCACGCTTTCCCCATGTTGCTGGACGAAGGGTAAAAGCGTTAGTTCCCGTGTTCTCCAGGAGGTAAGGCATCGTCTCCTCGTCCAGACTGTCATCGATGTCGTAACCAGCAGACTCTACCCACCGTCCTTTACCAAAATCCTCTTCATGTTCTGTCTTGAACGTGAGATAGTAGTCGTCCTCTTCAATATGCTTTGCGCCCTCCACCATCACTTGAAAACCTAACGGGGCGACTACCGGGAGATCAGACAAACTCTGGACTTTTCCTTTTACTGCCCCTAGTGCGGTGTCGCCTTGGGAATCTGCGGCTTGAATAGAGAAATCCGTATCGTCGTCCCGCTTAATGGATAAAGTGCTTCCGTTTGCTATTGTTGTGTAGTTTGTGTGCCCCGCAAAAAGTGTTTCGGCATTCTCGTCAAACCCGGTCCCCGTAACGGTATTAGTCATTACCTTCAGCAACTCAGCAGCAGTGTTGGTGGTGCGTATTTCTAGCGATGTTGCGTCCTCGTCCGACACTATCTCTGCTGTCCCGTAACCGCCAGAGACAGTAAATGCTGAAGAAGCAGGGCCGGTTGTACCTACGGCTCCGTTGTACTGCCCACGATCAATAATCTCGACAGAATTCACCGCTCCCCCCGAAACAGTACACCTCAAAACAGGTTTTCGGAACCAACCTTCGTCATCGTGAAAAAACACAGCAGGAGGAACTGCCCCGTATCCTGATCCCCCAGAGCTGATAGTAACTCCATCTACTCTCCAAGCTGGACCGTGATTCGTTCGCCACGTTTCGTCCCAAGTAATACTGAGAACAGCAGCAGTGACGCTCCCCGTGTCCTCGTCGGTTATTTTCAGCGTGTAGGTCGTCCCCTGTGCGCCAATCTTAACAAAGGCTATAGCGTCCTGCTTTCGGTAAGCACGGGTCTTGGATGCTGCTTTCCTTGCCGTGGTTTTTGTCGTGTTGAGCAGATACGTTGTGTCAGCGTAAGTCGCCCCCTTGAGGTAGTTGACGTAGTCCTCACCAGGACAATCAAAGTAGTCTGGGAGATTTACATAATTTCTGGCTGGATCAGTAACCAGTGCTCCCGCAGCATTCTTGTGCGTAATCGTAGCAAGCGTGCCGTCATCCAAGTTGATTATTCTCAGCTTGGGCGCACTCGCAGAACCCTCAATGATGCCAACGTATCGTTCAGATGCTTTCTGTCCCGCACTTCCTCCCCCGGTCTGGATCGACTCACCACGGTTGATGAATAAGTGGAACCCCTTGTTGGTGATTGCCTCGTCTGTGTAACCAGCATCAGTATCCAACCCCGGCGGATCATCGTCCCACTCAGCGTCCTTATCAATTGCGCTGATTAGATGTGCATACGGACGCTTGATCAGTCCCTTGATAACGGACCCCACAGCATTCGTCTGCTCCTCGCACTGTCCGTTAAAACGAAGCGAGGGTGCTTGCTGACTTACCCCTTGGACGAGATTAGGGACCGTGGTGGAGACATTAGCCATGTTACCTTAGCTCAGTGAGTAGTTGCGGTTGATGCCCACTCTGCTCGCCGTGTCGTAGTGGCTGAAGATCGTCCGGTCAGAACTGTTGCCCTCAACATCCTCAAGGCGTGCTTTGGCAAGCATTTCGTCACGAAGGACGAGGTTCTCAAGTTCTCTCGATCCCACCAACCGGGCTTGCAGCATCCTGGCAGCACGCAGAGTTATGTATCTTCGTGCTTGCTCGATCAACTGGTCAAAGTCCAACAGGTAGGTGATGTCCACCTTGAGTGTTGACGTTGTAAATACGTCTGTCCTGTTTTTGCGGTCGTAGACAAACAACCCACGCTGAACCACATCCAGGGAAGCGTCGTTTGCGTCCATGTCGATGGTGTTCGTGGGAAGCGGAAACTTGCTGTCCCCGTCCACGGTCAATTCGTGCTCCTTTACGGTGTTGAAATGCCATCCCTCTGCTTGAACTTCTCGGGAAACTTCAGCAAGCAGGTTGACCGCAATCTCCGCACTCGGTGGGAGAGTGGTAAGGTCAGTTGGAATTGATGCTACGGACGACTCCGAAATGTAAGAAAGCATCGTATTTACTGCCTCAAGTTGCGTGGTGAGCGTAGCCATAATAGTATTTCGAGCGAAATGTAAACAAAAAGTCCCCGTCCAACAACCCTAATTAAAGGAGGAGAGGACGGGGACTTGAAGGAGTTGAGGTAGATCCTACTGGATAATTACAGCAGCTTCCGGTCGAAGAACCCCGTGACCCATCGCGTATTTCGCGACGAACAGAGTTCCCTGAAGCTCGATCTTGTACTCGGATTCGGTAGCAAGATCCAGGAGTTTCACCGTTCCGATAGCGGACGGGTGAGCAACGTAGATCTCATCTTGGTCGAGATCGTTGTTGTATCCTGCGGTATCACCAAACGGGTTGTTCAGCGAATTGCCATCGTCAGCGTCGAGAGAACCTGAAGCGACTGTAACGTCAGCAACGTGGTTACTCTTAACGATCCGAATACCAGCAACCAGAGGAAGATCACCTGTAGCGACATTACCCTGACCACCGTAATCCCTGCTGATCACAGTCTCAGTGCTGGCAAGCAACGTGTAGAAATCCCTCGGGGACAACAGAGCAAAACGAGTTCCGTCGTTGGGGATGTCATTCTCATCCAGAGTCTGAGCAGCTTCCATCAGAGCGCCGCGAAGTTCCGCAGCAGTCGGAGTAGCACTCAGCTTCCCGCTGAGAATAGTTCCACCGTTACCTCCAGTGATGCTGGCAGAAGCACGCCCCGCCGCAGCGAGAGTCTTCATGGTTGCCAGATCAAACCGCTTCGCCAGTGCTTTTCCAAGCTCACTAGCGTAGACGGAACGAACGTCGTAGTGGTTCACCATTTCGTCCCAATTAGCGACGAACGTGGAAGCAACAAGGAGCTTGTCGATAAGGATGACCTTCTCGTTGTGCTTGATCTCAGACAGATAGGAATTACCTGCGTCAGCGATATTTTCGCCAGGAGTGTGGTACTTTGCCGTTGCGATGCCCGTAACCGGGAATTGTGCAGACTTACCACTGCTGATCGTACGTGTGGTGTGCAGATCCTTCATCACTGCGTTCTCTTCAAACGTAGTAAGAATTTCTCCAGAAAAGACCTTCAGAAAAAGATCATACACATCAGTAGCGTGCGAATTGATTGCCCCCATGCGAGAGGGGGTAGAATTGCCATTAGCCATGATTCAAATATGGGTTAGATGTTGTGAATTTGAGTTAAACGTATCACTCAAGGTTTCTTTCAACATTCCGGTAAAAGTGGTGGGCTATCCTCGGTTATCGGGGCGCACCCCGGCCTAGTGTTGTGCCTCTTTGGGAAAGTTTCTCTCCTTGTGAGATAAACCTCGATTACCACAAAAAAGAAAAAGCCACAAGTGTGACTAATTCATAAACAAAAAGTGAGTGCGGAGTAGTAGGGGGACCGTTGCTACTTTAGCCCCCGCACTCACGTTGTTTGCGGTCCCCTTTTGCCCTACTCTGCCTCGCCAGCAGAATCGGAAGCGGGACGGGGAATAACATCAAGTTCGACACACAGCTTGGGAGGAAGAGGTCTGACGTTCACATCAAGACTCACGTTGGTCTCCGGGTCCGTAAAAGGAATGGGAAGAGACCCTCCCAATTTTGTCGAGGAACAAGACGCAACACCAACAAGGGCAGCAACTGCGATAACAATAAGGTTTGCTTTCATTTCACCACAGGTTCTACAGATCAAAGGTTCAACTGTCCAGAAGTTTTGCAGCAATCAACAGCAATGCTCCCAATAACATGGTAAAAAACACCATTTGTGGCAAATCATCAAACATCTTTGACTCGATTAATTCCCGTGTTCCAGGTCGTTTACATAACGAAGGATTCTTCCAATGGACTCCTTTTCTCCTGGAGAGAACGTGTGCGTCTTCAGGTCTCCAAGAAACTCAGGTATCCGACTCGGGGGAGTCCTCCGAATGCACCCACTCGTCAATATCATGCTCAAGCTCAAGGTGCTTGCGACGACGATATTCCTTATCATATGAATCAAGGACAAGGGTGAGCATCCCTGCTAGCTTAGGGAAAACAAGCAAAAACCTGACCAACAGAGATACCCACCCCATGTGGTCATTTATCCTTTGCGAACCCAAAGTTCAAGGCAAAGAAATCAATAATCTTATACAGCTTCTTGACGAAGTTGTCGTCTTTCGGAGTGGGAGTCGCCGCGCAAATGACAGAACAAGTCGCTACAACTGACGTAGCGATTGCAATGAGTTGCTCGGAATTACTGGTGATCCATTTGAGTAGTTCTGCCATGATGGTAACGGTTTAAACATTATTGGAGACGGAAAGTCGCTTCTCAACGTGCGCCCGATATGCGGGATCTTTGTCGTAGCGTGGGTCACGCATAGCCTCAGTAACTTGTGCTGTCGAGTTAAACGGAGCAATATTTGCCCCGGCAACCTGTCCCTTTTCAATATTAACAGGCTCACCACCGTCACGAAGGAACCGGGCATACATCCCCTTGATTGCCATCTTTGCGATGTTCAGATCTCCAGAGTCCACTGAGTTGTTGTAAGCGTTGAAGTCGTCGTCAGTCAGTGCAGTTGATGCCCAGGTGGACATGGCATCGTAGTTCTCTTTGCCTCCCACCTCGCTCATCACCTGATTCTGCTCCTCCTGCTTGACGCTTTGAACCCCTTTGACATACATCTCCACAAGTCCCCGTCCGATTCCAGCCGATTCCAGATTGCTGAAAGTCGTCTCAGACAACTCCCCCTTTTCTGTGAATTCATCCATTGCGAGAGTCACCGCTGAGTTCACAGAGTCCTGGATTGCCTGTTGCTCCGCAGTGACCTGTTCCTTGTCATCTTCGCGTTGCTTCGTGTGGTAGTCCTTTTCAAGATTGGCATAAGCCTTGGCAAGTTCCTCTGCGTCGGTGAACTTCTCAGGCAACCACTCAGGACGCTCCACCTCTGGTTGGTCGGTGTCCTCCGCAGTCTCCTCCTGGGAGTCTAGTTCCAGGGCTTGCTGCTTCTGAATCTCCGACTTCGCCTCCTCTTGCAGCTTCGCTTGTTCCTCCAACGTGATCTGCTCGCTTTTTGTTGGCTCATTTATCGTGAGTGAGTGTAGTTGTGCCATTTTGTTTTCAGTTCGTTTTTAGTGCGACTCTTCCACACGCTTACGCCTCATAACAAGAAGCAAGGCAAGCGGAACAATTATGATGAATAATATTTCCTTCATTAGTTTTTTCCCTCGGTTAGACGATTACGCAGGTTCCACAGCTTCCTGTACCTCCTCCGCATCATACATCTGAGATACGTCAACATTCCCGGCAAGCATCTGGTCGTTCATCATCTTGACTCCTTGCGGTCCTAGCTTGTCAACCATCTGCTGCATCTGAGCCTGTTGCTGCTCTTGCGCCAGTTGCTCTTGAGTCTTGATGAGTCCCTCAGTCTTGATCCCAAGGGCAGTTGCACGCCTCTTAAAGTAATCCTCGATGTTGACATACTGAGCGATTGCTTGCGGACCAACCACCTGTGCTGCCCCGGCAAGAAACAAGTCGAGCTTGGATAGGTCGTTGCCTCGTCCAAGTGCTTCCACTCCAGCAATGATAACAGGCTTAACCAACCCCTTTGGAAGCGGGGGAAGTTTCTTCTGCTTTTTCATTACTGCCATCAACCGTGTGACCATCGGAAGCTGAAGGTCGTTGCTGAGAAGGGAATACGCACCGGAAAGGGAAGTCTCCAGTTCCTGTGAAAGCATTCGGATCTCCTCCGCAGTCACCCTCTCTGCTTGCCTTACAACGCCACTGGTCAAAAGAAACGCAGCACCAAGACGATCCTTGATGCCTTCCATCGTCATCTGTGCGACTCGGAAATCGTTGAACTTCTGCACCTGGAGAGTCGATACGTCCCCGGCATTCCCGCTGACTATTGCTCCGTTTGCTGACTCGGCTAACGTCTTTGCTCTCGTTGTCGAGTTGGGGTTGACCATAAAGAGCACCTTTGCGGACGCAGCAGAACCTTCGACTATCGCACGGGTCAAAGACTCAAGGGACTGAATGTCACCAAGGTATTCCTCGACGTATCCGCGCCCGTAATCTTCTCCATCGATCCTACTGAAGCGAAGAGGGATGTAGGGGGACTTTTCCAACGGGATTCTTCCTCCTCGGTCAGTGAGGGTAACTCCGTTGATGTCCTGCTGGATGTTCCAGTTGTTCCCGTCACGTTGGATGGATGTATACAGGTCGTATGCCTCGTCGTTAGGGTCCGCTTCCGCAGTCTGGACAACAGCAGCAAGCAAGTCCTCGTCAAGTGCCGCTTTCGCTATGCTTTCCTTTGTCGCAATGGTCAGGACGCTCCCCATCGGATCACGCTCAACAACAAACCGATCAAGATGAAACACCCGCATCCCACCGTCGTCTGGCATATAGAGCAGTGCGTTCCCCGTGATGATCAGGTTCTTGAGTGCTTCGTGGATCGTCACCCGGTAAGTCTCCTGGGCAACTTGATCCATGACCACCTCTTCAAGACGTTGCAAGGAACGCTCGATCTCGGAGGCAATCTCCGGGGGTGCGCCTTGCTCCGCTAGTTTCTGAGCGTCCGCTTGAAGACGAAAAAATGGCGAGTTTGGTGGAAACAACGCCAGCAACAGCTTCGACGCAAGGTTGTTCACTCCTCTTGCAGCAACACCACTGAACGGTGTCTCCAGTCTGCTGTGAGAACTAAAGCCCTCTGCTGGCATCACATACGGCAACGACAACTTGGAACAGGTGCGAGCACGGTCCAGGTAGGTGTGCCTTTTGCCCTCCAGCTTGCTGTAAATCTGTTGTGCCGTTGTCATCATCATTCGTCGTCGTCACCGGGAATGCTGGTAGTCTCCCACTGTTTAAAAGTCTCTTCTGAATCCAGGGAGTTCGTCTCTTCTTCCGTAAGCATCTCCCCGTCGTCAGCAATAATAAGGTAGGACTCAGTTGAGGTCGCAACAACTGAATAAAGGAATTGAGTTGTCGCACCCTCCTCGACCGGATGACCCAGGTGTTCTTCCCACAGTTCCTTGCTACGCTCAAGCGCACCATCGGACGACGAGAATTTCAGGTAACTTGCCATCACTCAGGATCGTGTGGGGTGCTCCATTCGGGAGTTGCCAAGATTGCTTTTATCTCGGAGTGATTATACTGCGTTTTCCCGTCAAGGAAGTCAGGGGTGTCCCCCTCAAATTTAACAAAGGTCTTGGTGCCATCGACTGAGTATCGCAAGGTCTCGCGCCTTGTCTCCATCACCTGAGAGAAATCCACCTTTCCAGATTCGACCAACGAAGTTCCCTCCTCTGGAGGTTCTGCGAGTGAGGACTCAATAATGACATATATTCGCGTGTTCATTTGTGCGTGTGTGTTAAGGCGTGTCGGTTGAAGTTACAGCACCACTTATCAGTGACCCGTCAGTCGCTCCCCTGATCGCAGCAGGAGGTGTCCCAGACGTATTGATGGTGACCGTCTGACCGGAGGTAGCGGTGAAGCTCGTCACCCCTTTGTTCGCCAGTGTGAAGTTGATGTCTAAGACGGGTGTTGAGGAGTCTGGTGTTGCTGTGTTCCAGACTCTAGCGCGGGAGATACTGCCGGTTACATTGTAAGTGTAACCACCCCCACCACCCGCTCCGACCATCACGGGAGCGGCACCAGCGTTGAGTGTTGTCGAGACTGCCGACACCGTGGTTCCTAGTTGAGCAAATCCCGATCCCGTATCAACGTAAAATTTAATGTCGCTTCCAGTCCGTAGCACTCTCACAGATGCCGTTGCCCCATCAGAGACTCCAGTGCTCGTGGTAGAGAGGTACCCGTCTAAGACAGTGCCATCATAACTGAGGAACAGCTTGAGGGTGCCCCCTGTCTCCACAGTTAATCTGTAAGCGTAATTGGGGTTGGAGGTATGTTTTGCGATAAGCGCGACCCGCGAGGCAGGAGTCCAATCAGGCAACGTCACATCGTCTGCCTGCAACGTGAAATCCCCAAACCCATCAAGGTCCGCAGCATCAGGGACACTGGCATAATTGCTGGCTACACCCGGCAGGTGCAGAGCCTTGGAACCAGTGTCTGCTTCGTCCAGGATGAGCCCGGTCGGACTCCCTTCCCCCATTCTCCACCAAGCTGTTGGGTTGTAAGTGTCAAGCGTGCGGGGAGTTCCTGCGGAGTTGTAGATAGCGGCAACCTCAAAACGACTCAAAGCACGGTC